TCATACGGAGATAGCAATAGAATGTCAAACGATACAGACAAAGAAGCTAACCGAAACGCAATGAATGATTATTTAAAAAACTTATCTAAATAATTGCCCAGCTTAAATATATTAATTAACAAATGGGTGTTGGTTATGTAAACGGCTGGGCATTAAAACTTTAAACTATGAAATGGATTAAATTTTTCTTTATTAGTGTTCCTTTAGCACTAATTCTTTTAACTACTGCAAATACTTATTTTGAAATTAAAAGACTTATAAAATGGGTAAAATAATTATAATAATTGCCATTTGGGAACTAATAAAAGAAATTGTAAAAAGAATAATAGAAAGAACATTATGATAGCAAGTGGAACTGAAAATGCAAGACCAATAAAAATGATTGACATAGAAACAAAAGATGTAACCATATTTAAAAGCATAGCTTATGCAGTAAGAACAACCAAAGTAAATGAGTATGCTTTAAGGCAAGGATTAAGCCCATTAAAAAAGAAGCGATTTGAGGTTAATGGTCGAACTGTTGTTTTTAGGCTACATAACCCCTAACTTTGCCATATGGCATTAATAACAATACCCAAACTAACCGCAAAGGCACAAAAGGTATTTAACGCATATATAAGAAAAAGAGATAGCCAAAATGGTTATTTTACTTGTATAAGTTGTTTAGAAACTAAAACGACTGACCAAATGGATGCTGGTCATTTTGTACCAGTTAAAAGGTCAAGTGCTTTAAGATTTGATGAGTTCAACGTAAACGGAGAATGTAAAAGATGCAATGGCTTTGATGAGTTTCATCTTATAGGTTACAGACGTAATCTATGCGACAAGGTAGGTGAGGGAGTTGTATTGTATTTAGAAAGCCAATCAAGACTACTTAAAAAGTGGTCAAGACAAGAACTAAACGAAATCATAGAAAAATATGGCGAAGGCAAATAACTCAAATAAAGTCAACTTTGGGAAACGCAAATGCGGAAAGTATAAAAAGACATCTGGTCCAAAAGACAAAGCAGTAAAACCATATAATAGACAAGGCAGATGCTAATATCACAAATCAAACCAAACCCAAATAATCCAAGAAAGATTAGCAAATCAGAGTTTGAAAGACTGGTTAAGTCAATACAAGAAGACCAAGATTTATTAGAAGCTAAACCTATAATTATTGATGAAAACAATGTAATTCTCGCTGGGCATCAAAGATATAAGGCTTGTTTACAATTAGGCATTCAAGATGTACCAGTTAAGATAATGGCTAACTTATCTGAAAGAAAAAAGCAAAAGTTACTCGTCATAGATAATACCCATAATGGAGAGTTTGACATGGACATACTGGCTAACGAGAATTGGGATTTACACGATTTAGCAGATTGGGGAGTTAATTTAGACTTCTTTATTCCAACAATAGAAGAACCTCAAAAAATAGATAATACGAAGAAAGGTAAAGTTTGCCCAAATTGTGGCGTATCTTTGTAATTCAGAGAAAATACAATGAGATATGGCAAATGAACAGAATTTGAAGCCCTTCCCTAAAGGAGTAAGCGGAAATCCAGCTGGTAAGCCAAAGGGAACAGAGCATAGCAAAACAAGATTAAAAAGATTACTTGACTTAGTACAAAAGAAAAAAAATCCAATTACTGGAGAAGAAGAAGAATTCACCGTGTTGGAGTTAATGGATATGCAAATGATAGCAAAGGCTTTAAAAGGAGACCAAAGAGCATATCAAGAAGTAATTGATAGATTAGAAGGTAAGCCCAAACAAGCTACTGAAGTAGAGGTAAGCGGTGGAGTAAATATAACTTGGGAGGAGAAAAAAACATACGTTGGAAATACTGGTAGCTTATAAAAAACATTATGGAATTATCAATAAAACAAACTACTGCCCTTGACCTTCTTGAAGACTCTCAAACTAATGAGATTCTTTTTGGAGGCGGGGCAGGCTAACCAAAGCGGAGGCAAAACCGCTTTAGGATGTTATTGGCAACTAAAGCAAAGGTTAAAATATCCAAATACAAGAGGCTTGATTGGTAGAGCCGTCCTAAAAACACTTAAGGAAACTACCCTTGTGTCCTTTTTTCAAGTAGCAAAGATGCAAGGCTTAGAAGCTGGTAAGCATTATAAGTACAATGGGCAAATGAGCCAAATAGAGTTATTTAACGGCTCGGTGATTCTACTCAAAGACCTTTACGCTTATCCAAGCGACCCAAACTTTGATGAGTTGGGTTCATTAGAGATTACAGATGCATTTATAGACGAGGCTAACCAAATTGAAGATAAGGCACGAAATATTATAAAGTCAAGGATAAGATACCAACTTGACGAAAACGATTTAATACCTAAAGTGCTTTACACTTGTAACCCAGCTAAGAACTGGACCTACTCGGAGTTTTATAAGCCACAAGTAGACGGCACAATAGCAAAGAACAAACAATTTATCGCATCCCTTATTGACGATAACCCATTTATCTCAAAGCACTATAAGGAAAACCTCTTAACCTTAGATACAGTTTCAAAGGAGCGTTTGCTATTTGGTAATTGGGAATACTCTAATGACCCATCAATACTAATCGAATATGATAAAATACTTGATGCTTTTAATAGCGGTTATTTACCTACTGGTCCACACTATATTACTTGTGATGTTGCACGTTTTGGCTCTGATAGTACTGTCATTGGTATTTGGGATGGGTTTCGTGTTAAACTTCATCAATACAACGGTAAGTCAGTTGTTGAGGTCGCTGAAATTATAAAACAATTCCAAGCAGAGCATCAAGTACCTAACTCGCAAATAGTAGTCGATGAAGATGGAGTAGGAGGTGGTGTTGTAGATATACTTAGGTGCAAAGGTTTTGTAAATAATAGTTCTCCATTAGAAAACCCTATAACAAGACAAAAGGAAAACTTTGATAACCTTAAATCACAATGCTACTTTAAGTTAGCAGAGTTAATGAACGATAACAAAATCTTTATTAATGCAAGTGGCACTACTAAAGAAAAGATTATACAAGAGTTAGAGCAAGTCAAGCAAAAGTCAGTAGATAATGACGGCAAAAAAGGAGTAATGCCAAAGGATAAAGTAAAAGCCTTGATAGGTCGTTCTCCAGACTTTAGCGATTGTTTAGCAATGAGGATGATTTTCGAATACACTCCTAAATTCCAAGTAAGCGTATTCTAATATAAAATCTTTAACTTTGACTAAAATATACACAAATGGGATTATTTGACTTCTTGAAAACAAAACAGAAGCTAAACACTATTTTACCTAACATTCCTTTTAACGGACAAGTAGCAATACAACAAGGGATAGTAACGTGGCAAGGTGGCGATAATATTAGCTTTGTAAACGATGGTTACCAAGCAAACGATATAGTTTATTCAATTGTAAAGTTAATTACAGATAAAGCAAAGATAGCCCCCTGGCATGTTTATAAGGTAGTAGATGAAGTTGCTGCTAAGAAGTACAAGGCTTTAATGAGCCAACCAGATAAGATTGAGAACTGGAAAGAAGTACATAAGCTACATAGCAAAGCATTTGAATTATATAAGAACGATGGTAGATTAAATGAATTATTAAAATACCCTAACGAGCAAGATACTTGGGGTGATTGTATTGAGGCATGGGCTGGTTTTAAATTAGTTACTGGTAACTCTTTTGTGTACGCTAAAATGATAGAGGGTGGTAACAATAACGGAAAACCTTACGAGTTGTACGTTTTACCAGCACAGTATATGTATATCATTGCAGATATTCAACAATTTCCTCCAACAATAGCTGGTTACCAATTAAACTATGGACCGCTTTGGGACTTTAGCAAACAAGAAATTTTACAAGATAAATACTTTAACCCACAATGGAATACTACTGGCAATCAATTGTATGGTCAATCTCCTTTAATGGCTGCTGCGAAAAACTTGACTCGTTCAAACGAAGCCAAGACTGCAGCGGTTGCATCTTTCCAGAATGGTGGTCCAGCTGGAGTTCTTTTTATGAACGATGATAGATTTGACCCAATGAGTGGAAGCCAACAAGCACAAGCATTAAAGAAGGCGGTTAGC